GACTAATAAAATGACGAAACTACGTTATTCATTCGGGGGGGGGAGCTGCCGTAAGACAGCTTTGTGCAAGCTACACAGGTGCTGCTTATGAGTGCAACCCGCAACCCCTATTACCAGCTGCCCGGTGGGGCTGAATTGCCCGGAGACGTGCTCGTAAGCGACACGCCGGACGCTACGAAAACTGCTGCGGACGGCTGGGCTGCAAGCCCGGCAGCGGTGGCTAAGACACAAAGCTACAACAAATACACAGACCATACGGCTGAAAGTGATGTTTCGATATTCGATAATGATAATTTTATTTTTGTCACTGGGAAAAATGTGGATGTTTATATCGGCGTGAACTTGGGCAAGACGTTTGGTTCTGGAGCACCCTTAATAAAAAATGCACCAAAACCTGTCACGAACTATGCACTGGCAACATTTGTAGCTGGCGATGGTGCTTTACAGGGATTCGGCTGGGTAACTCCGGACGGCACTATTTCTTCACCTGCCAATTTGTCTGCTGGGTTGTATTATATAGTTGCGCATTACACGACTTATTGAAAACGAAAGGACGAAAAAGTGAAACAAACCGGGATCTTTAAGGGCCGCGCGGCCGAAAATTTAAGGAGTTGATTTTATGAGATTATCCAACGGCGAGGTGCTGCTGCATTGGCCTCTTGACCTGCACGTTTTAACGCAGGGCTGGTACTACAACGATGGCAGTTTGCATCAGGGCGCCGATTGGCGCACGCAGAACGGCACTGATTACAAGCGCCCAATCTACGCTGCCGAGGAAGGCACGGTTGACCAAACACAGAACTGGGACGGCCACACAAAGACCGGAATGCAGAGCTATGGCAACATGGTGAGAATCAAACACGCGCCCTACAAGGGAAAGACCTTGCAGACGCGGTACGCGCACCTGAGCAGCTATTGCGTCAAGGTCGGCCAGAAGGTCAAAGAGGGAGAACTCATCGGTTTTTCTGGCGTTAGCGGGAATGTGTTCGGTGCGCACCTGCATTTTGAAGTTATCCTGAACGGCAAGCGCACCAATCCGCTTGTGTGGCTGGACAACAACTTTACCACGGCAAGCAGTCAGGTATTTACCTACCGCGCCGGAGAGCACGCAGTAGAAAAACCAGCGGACGCTGCACAGACCAGCGGCGAGGAAGTGCTGATTGATGTTGCCCACCACCAAGGCGCCATCGACTGGTCAAAGGTTCCCTACCGCGCTATTGTTCGCATCGGCTACCGTGGTTACGGCAGCGGCAAGCTGATGAAGGACGAGCAGTTCGACGTCAACCTTGCAGGGGCGAAAGCGAACGGAAAGCTGTTCGGCTTTTATTTCTTCTCACAGGCGGTCACGGTGCACGAAGCCCGCGAGGAAGCTGATTTCTGCGCAAGCCTTGCCCCGACCGGCTATCCTTTGTTCTTCGACAGCGAATGGGGACACACAACAAAGACCGGCGTCCACGATGGCCGCGCCGACAACCTTACGAAAGACCAGCGCACCGCAATCGCGATGGCGTTCTGTGAGAGAGCCAAGACGCACGGATTCACCGCTGGAATCTACACCTTCACGGCTTTTGCAACCGCGAACATCGACTACGCCTATCTGTGTGAAGACTACATTGGTTGGCTGGCTGACACGCGCACAAACTACGACAAGACATTGCCGCGTTACATCCACCAGTATGGACAGGGCAACGTTGCGGGCATTGCCAAGGTGGTTGATTTGAATCATCTGGTAAAGGCACTGCCTGCGGTGGACAAGCCAGAAAGAAAGCTACAAGTGATTACCATCGGGCCGGTGATCCAGGGAGACGCAGATGCAATTTATCTGCTGTGCAAGGGGCGCGGCCTGACGGATGCCGGGCTGTATAAATCTGAATGGGCGGAGGAGTGATGCCGATGCAGCACGTATTTTCATTTACGATCGCGGAAGCCTGGGCGTTTTTGATTTACGCGGCGGGGGCTGCTGCCGGACTGTATGCCGGGGGTGTGGCCATAAGCAAAGTAATCGCCGCAGTAAAAAAGCCAAAGACCGACCAGGACAAACGCATTACCCAGTTGGAAGCGCGGGTGAACGCCATGGAGGGATTCTTGAAAAACGACAAACTGCGGCTTGACCGCATGGATGAGGGGCAGCACGTGACCATGCAGGCGCTGCTTGCCCTGCTTGACCACAATCTGGATGGGAACAACATTGACCAGATGCAGAAAGCAAAGGAAGCCTTGCAGAATCATCTGATCGGCTGAAAGAAGGTGTATATATGGGCGATTTTTTAAAAAATCTGGCAGCGCTTATCAAGGTGAAAACCATTGTAACGCTGGTAGTCGTTGCGGTTTTTGCCGTGATGGCATTGCAGAGCAAATTACAGCCTGACACGGTCATGACCATTGTGACAATGGTCGTGGCCTTTTATTTTGGCACGCAGAGCGAGAAGAAAGGGGAATGATGTATGCCAAAACCAGTTACAGGGTCTACAAAAGATTACTACGTTAAACCCGGCACGAACAGAGTAAGCCAGTATGGCAGCAGAAAAACATATACGACCGGCAGCAACAAATATACGGTCCCAAAGAAGACGTATACCCAGCCTGTGCAGCCGGTGAGCCAGCCAAAGACCACCTACACAGCCCCGGCCACGGTGGTATCCACGCCCACGTACAGCGCACCGCAGCAGAGTTACAGCGCACCGCAGCAGAACAACGACTATATGCAGAGCTACCTGAACCAGATGCAGAGCGCCTTGCAGGCGGCCCAGCAGCAGGCGGCGGAAGCCCAGCGCCGGGCAGAAGAACAGATGAGAGCCGCGCAGGAGGCGCAGCGCAAAGCGCGTGAGGAAGCCTACCAGCGCAGTGCGGCCCAGCAGAAAACCGACTACGAGTACGGCCAGGGCCAGCTGAACAGCGCCGTAGACAGCGCCTTGCAGCAAGCGTACATCAACAAGATGATGAACCAGCGCACCCTTGACCAGCAGCTTGCAGCGCAGGGCATTGGCGGCGGCGCGGCGGAGACCACGACCGCCGGTATGCTGAACAACTACGGCAGCAGCCGCAACGCCCTGGAAACCGAACGTGCCGCTCAGCTTGCAAGTCTTGCGAACACCTTCCAGAACAACATGGCCCAGCTGGAAAACCAGAAGGCCAGCGGCGACGCAGCCGATTTGAGCCAGTACCAGACGAATTTGAGCAACCTGACGGCGAACAACGCAAATAACTTGATCAGCCTGATGCAGGGATACGCGAACATGGCCGCCAGTATGCCGCGCTTACAGCAAAAGTTCAATACCAGCACCGGGCAGTGGGAATATAGCTACGAATAATGGAATGGGGCGGCAAAGGAAAAGCCGCCCCATCACTTTTTGTATATGGGAGGTCTTGACAGATGGCAAAAGTGAGCAACCGGGAAGATGCGCTGCTGAACGCATATTTGAACCGGTACAAAAACGCCCAGGCCAGCACGGTGATCGAGGGCCAGAACAAAACGCAGACGGCGCGGGCAAAAGGCGCGGCGCTGCTGAATGCGACCGACAAGACCCTGCCTGTACTGAAAGACACGTACAGCGACACCCTGCAAAACATTGTGCAGGGGGCCAGCCTGGAAAACAGCTTGAACAATGATGTGCTGAACCGCCAGATGAAGCTTGCACAAGCCAAGTTCGAACAGGCAAACGACCTGTACGAGCAGCAAAAAAAGGCACAGCAGTATGCCGAAAAACAGGCAGCGAAAGAAGCGGCGGCAGCGGCCAGCGCGGCGGCCAAAGCGGCCCGGAGCGGGCGCAGAAGCGGGAAGAGCAGCGGGAAATCCGGCAGCAGCACCGGCAGCGCCAGTGGTGAGGATGCAGGGGCAGCGATGGATGCACTGTTTGGCAGTACTGCAAGTACAGGCGGCAGCACCGCGAGCAGCAAACCCAAGGCAGAGGACACAAAAAAAGACGAGACAAAGAGCGAAAAGCCAAAGGAAAAGAGCGCACAGGAAAAGTATCTGGAAGCGAAAAAAGCAGGTACCCGCACGACCGCCGCAAAGAGCTACGCCGAGCAGAACGGTACAGGCCGTGGGAGCGCCGCGCAGCCCGCCCAAAGCCGCGCTGTAACGCGGGGCGGAAAAGTTATCGGCAGCAGTTACGCCGCCGCAGGGAGTGCCCCCGGCGCGGCAGAGACACAGGCTGCAAAGGACAAGCGCAACGACTATAAAAGCCAACAGGAGGACATTGCCGCTGCACTGAAAAAATTGCAGACGGATGCCAGCTACAGGACAGAGCTTGCCGCACCGGGGCGCAAGCTGACGAGCGCCGAAGTGGCGGCGGTGAACCAGTACGAAAAAAGCACAAAAAGCACCGGATTCAGCGGGCTGAAGCGTGTATTTGACCTTGCCAAAAACAGTGATAATTTGAGCAAGGAAGAGTATGCCAAAAAATCCGCTGAACTGAACGCCGAACTGAACCGGAACAGTGCGCTGCGCGGCAAAGCACAGATGAACGGAGCCGGGCAAAGTGCGCAGGCGTTTACCGCCGGGCTGTATGACAGTGTGCCATTTTTGGCTAAGGCAAGCGATGCAATGGCGAGTGCCGCCAACGCAACCGGGCTGGGGACAGAACTGCCGATGCTGTCAAAGACTTTGGAGGACACGAAAACCTATGACCCGCTGGCAGCGACTGCGGGCACGCTGGCCGGTAAGAGTATGCAGTACAGCTTGTTCAATACCGCTATGGAGGGCACGCCGCTTGCGCAGATGATGGGCAAGGCTGGTAATGCCGTTGTGGGGCAGGCAAAGAAAATCCCTGTGTTGGGGAATGTACTTGGCGCGGGGGCCGGGGATGCGCTGGGACGCATTTTGACAGACACGACCGCAGACCTTGCGCTGGACACCTTACCCACGCTGGCGGATGATTTAAGTACCTATTCTACTCAACAGCAAGCAATCGCCAATGGGCAGACGGTAGACGACGCCCTGACCCCCGGTAAAATTGCGGGGAACACAGCTAAGAACATTGCCGGGAACGTCGCCATGAATGCACTGCCGGAAATTGGCGGGGCGTTGTTCAACAGGCTGAAAGGCACGGCAGGGGATGTGGCGCAGGACGCTTTAAAGCAGGCAGACGATGCCGTGCAGGATGTGCAGAGCGCCGCACCGGCAAGAAACATTGTTCAGCCGGAAGCCAACGGCACAACCGGGCTTGCCGCGCAGATACAGCAGATGAACACGCCAGACGCAGCCAACCGCAGCGCACTTGATACACTGGATGAACTGCGCGGGCAGGTCAATTTGAACGGTGCGCAGGAAAAAGAAGCCGAACAGTTGCGCCGCGCCGTGTTGCAGCGCCAGCAGGAAATCGGAGATGAAGCCAAACTTGCGCTGCAAAATACGGACAGTTTGCCGATTGACGCGCAGGGGCATGCAGGTTACAATGGAGCAAAGGCAGGTGCTGTAAATGAGAACTTGGGAGAAAACATTCCAGCAAACATTCGGGTCGATGCTGAATCTGGCGGAGGCAATGAACTGCAATCCAGAAGCGTTAGAGATGGACTTTCTGGACAAGCAGGTGAAGGCGGGCAAGGTGGCGCCGAGAGTGTGCTCGGACGAGGAGTACAAAACAATGATGCGCGAAACGCTCAATCAGTGGCAGAGTGGGCGCAGACAATCACAGGAAAAGACCGCAGAAGCCCCTACACAAGACGCATAGAATCGCTGTACAGCCAGATGCAGAACGGTGCAAGCCGGGAAGACCTTGCAGAGGAAGCTAAAAGCATTGCGCTTGGTGTTGTTAGGGCTGAGGATTACGCTGAGCCGTTGGATGAATCCGCAACGATTCTGAAAGACTATCTGAAAACTACGCCTATCAAGGTCGATGCACAGACGCAGGGAGAACTGCTGAACGCAAGCGGCCTCAAGACTTTGTCGCAGTACAATATCCAGAACGGCACGCATTTTTCGCTGAAAGATGGCGTGGATTACGACACTGCCGTTACGGAAGTGTATGACATGATGGGCATGGGAAACCGCATACCGGACGGCAACGCGGCAGACGCCCTTATGGGACTTGTGCAGCAGAGCAAAGCCGGGCCTTTGGTTGATGCCGATATGCGCGGAACCGTCATAGACTATATGCGGGATCGTATCCTTGATGGCCCTGGCAACGCACCGCTTGGCGGTGAGGATTTTGCAGACTGGTTAGACACGCAGTCTTTCGACCGGAATGCGCCTGACTATGTAAAACGGGTATATGAGCGCGGTGACGCTGCAATGCCAACCATGAACACAGCGCCTACGGCTGATGCCGGGGGCGCTGCATTTTTGCAGCCGACTGAGGTTGCGAGTGAGACTGTGCCGGGCATGAACATTGTGGAGAATGCCCGCCAAACGACAGGAGGCACCAGCGGGCAGAATGCAACGCGGCCCCTGAATGGCAGCGAGAGCGTGCCGGAGAATGCGGTTGGCGCGGAAAGCACACAGTATGACCGCCGCGAAGTGGTGAACCAGGACTATGCGAACCAGCGTGCGATGGGCGGCAAAATTGATGCGGACGAGGCCGCAGCAGCAGGTATCGGGCAACAGACGCATACCGTATACAGCAGGGCAGAAGGTAAGGATACCGCCAAACAGGATTTTGATTTGTTAGTACAGCAAAACGGCGATATTTTGAGCGCAGGACGCACGGTTGCAGATGAATTGGCCCGAAAATCAGCTGACGGAAATTTTGATGCCAGCGACGTATATCGCGGTTATTATGCTGCCGACCAGCTGCAAAATATGCTGAACAGCTACGAAAAAGGCAGCGCAGATGCACAGTTGGTGCAGGCACAAATTGAAAACCTGAACCGCGCTGTCAGCGCCGGGCAGAGCAAAAATGCCCAAGCATTGAGTGCGGGGCGCTGGGCGCAAATTGACGAGTACACTCCCATCCGCAAGTTTGAACAAATCACGCAAAGAAAAGTAAATGATTTTGCGGAAACGCGAGGCGGCAAGCAACTTGAATCTTTGGCATCAGATGTTGTAGAAATGGCGAAGTCTGGGCCACAAGACGAAGAATTTACCGCTTTTTTGAAGGCGCAGGGCGTTGATGTAGGCGATAATCCACTGAACGCACAGATGGATGACCTTGCAAAACGCATTAAAAGGATGGCGGATACAAAAGGTATCAAGACCACCGATGAGCAGGCAAAATCTGCGGCCGCCAGCATCCTTGCCGGAGGCAATGCAGACGATGTGTTTAATGCAATGGCGCGTAAATCCCTCGGCATTGAGAATTTAAGCCAGGAAGATTACGACTATGTAAAAAACGCATTTGCCGAAATGGCCTATATGCCGGACAGTAAAGCACGCTATGAAAAGGAATTGGACGCATATAAGCGGCTTACCAAATATATGCCGGCCAAAACATTTGGCGACAAGATGGAAAGCATCCGCTATCTTTCCATGCTGGGAAACACCAGAACACACGCAAGAAACGTGCTTGGTAACGTATCGATGGGCGTTGTAACCCGCGCCAAAGACAATGTTTCCGGCGTGATGCAGCTTGCTTTGCCGAAAGACCAACGTACAAAAGCCGTTGGAACAACACTTACAGCCGATGGCCGCAAGATGGTAGACCTTGCCAAAGAGTACGGGCAGAACAAAATGTATTCTGTTTTGTACAATGACGGTAAGTTCAATGCGGAAAGCGGGCTGCGTGCCGCACAGGATACGTTTACCAGCAAACCCGGGAAGATAATCCAGAAAGCGGCTGACATCAACAGTGCATTGCTGGAAAAAGAGGATGGTATTTTTCTTACTTCGGCGTTTGGCAATGCAATGGCAAGCCAGCTGAAAGCGCGTGGCTATGACAGCAGCGTTTTTACAGCAACCGATGCAAAAAGCAAGCAGGCACTTGTGGATGCTGCTGCAACAGCTTTACGCGATGCAAAGGAAGCCACGTTCCACGAAGATAACTTCCTTTCCACTGCACTGAAAAATTATCAGAATGATATTAAAGGGCACGGAGTCGGCGGCAAAATACTATGGGCGGTTGGCGAAGGCGTTTTACCGTTCAAGAAAACCCCGCTGAACATTGCCAAAAATGCAATGGAATACAATATTGTAGGTGGCACAGTAGAAGCTGCTTATCGCTATGTCACAGGTGCAAGCAGCGCAGATGTAATTGACGCTGCTGCCAAAGGTCTGACCGGCACGGCATTGATGGGCATTGGCGGTATCCTTGCTTATAATGGACTGCTGAACGGCAGCAAGAGTGGAGATGACCGCGCCGATGCGTTTGATGAGATGACCGGCAAGCAAGAATATTCCATCAACATACCCGGGAAAGGTACGTACACTATTGATTGGGCCAGCCCTGCAAGCGTACCGCTTTTGATGGGCGCCGAGATTGCCAATGAATGGCAGAACGGTGGCCTTAGTGTTACAAAATTTCTTGACTCTGCGCGAAAAATCGGGAACCCGATTCTGGATACCACAATGCTGCAAGGGTTGAATGATACGCTGGACAGCGTTAGCTATGCAGATTCCGACGACAAACTTGGCACGCTCATCACGGGAACGCTGGGAAGTTACGCACAGCAATATGTTCCAACCGCGCTTGGTCAAGTTGCTAGAACCATTGACCCGCTGCGCCGTTCCACCTATGGCGGCGGCGACACAAAGACCGAGCGGGATATTGGGTACAACACCCGAAAGATGAAAAACAAAATCCCCGGTTTGAGCATGAACAACGAGCCGTACATTGACCAGTGGGGGCGCGAGGAAGCAAGCCTTGATGGTACGGATGACACGGCGGGCGGGATGTTCCTGCGCGGTGCGTACAATTTTGGCAGTCCCGGATATTACAGCGCCGAAAATGTAACGCCTGTTGACGAGTATCTGCAAGGACTGTACGGCAGCACGAACGACAGCCATGTTTACCCGGAGAAGGCCAGCAGTAAAATCACCGTTGACAGCGATGACTACTACATGACCCCGAAGGAAAAGACCGAGTATGCTAAGACGAGCGGTCAGACAGCTTATGATCTGATTGACGAGCTGCGGCAGAACAGTATGTTTTTGCAGTTGCCGGAAGATCAACAGAGTGCGCTTGTGCAGGATGCCTACACGGTAGCCAAGACCGCCGGCGGTGTGGCCGCTGTGGGCGACGGCGTAAGCGGTGTGGACGAGAAGGAGTACGAGGCATACCGGGACGGCGGTGCGGAAGGATTCAGCCAGTATGTTCTGATGAAGAACGCCACTGACCTTGTGCGTGATGAAAAGCGGGAGACGAGCGGCAATGACAATGCCGACCTGAACACGGTGGAGACATGGAATACACTGTACTCGCAGTTTGGTGATGACGCTGTGGGCAACTTTGTGAACAGCACCAAAGAGGGCAGTACGGTACGCAACATCAGTGACCTTGCCGGAGACAAGGCTGTAAGCGCTTATATGCAGGCTTACAGTGCTGTGGCAAAGACACTGGACGATGACCAGACACCGGACAAGTTTACTGTTGGTTACGGTATGCAGAAATACGGTTTGAGCGGAGACGACTTTGCGAGGGCGTATCTGGCAGCGTACTACAAGAAGGACAAGAACGGCAAGTACCCGGAAAAGGGCGGCACATATGCCGACAAGGCCGGTGCAGAGATTTACCAGAGCTACGGTGCGGATGCGCTGCGCGACTGGGTAAACTACCGCGCTACCATCCCCGACACGAACGGCAACGGCAAAGTCGATAAAAGCGAGGCTGTGGCGCGTTTGAACGAGATGGATTTGACGAACGAACTGCGCCGAGCCTATTTTACAAAGACAAACAAGCAGTGGAAGAATCCCTATTGAGGTGCTGTATGAAGTTTGACTTTTGCATGAACCGGGCGGAGTATGACGAGCTTGTATTCAGCCTGACGGACGATGAGCGGGAAGTGCTGGATATGCGGCGGCACGGACGGTGCAATGCCGAGATCGCGGCCGAGATGAACTGCTGCGAAAGGACGGTAAACCGGCATGTGAGAAGCATTAAGAATAAGATGCGGTAAAGGCAAGAACGGGGCGTCGAGGGCGCCGCCCCCTACAACATGGCGGGCAGTCACTTTTTGAGTGGCTGCCCGCTTTTTTGCTTTGGCGTGAGGATGGCGCAAATGTGGCGCGGGGGTGTCCTACAGAAACACAGTATGTGCGGTATACTGAAAGTACCATAAGCGCTGTGGAAATTACTGTGAAAGGAACCTGAACTATGGAAATGAATTATGCTTCCAAAGGCGTTGCAAATGCGGGCCTTGCTACCGGCATTGTCGGCACCAGCCTTGGTGCGTTGAATGCGCTGGGCGGTATGGGTGCGCTTGCCGGGCTTGTCGGCCCGCGCGGCACTTGCAGCGAAGACCACACCATCAACCGCTATGAACTGGCGCAGGAGCGGAAAATTGCCGAGCTGCAGAGCCAGATCGCACTGCGGGATGCCAACACCTACGGCGACCAGAAAATGTTGGAGATGTACAAGTACATTGACGGCAAGCTGAGTGCCATTGACACGAAGTTCTGCGATCAGGCTGTGCACAACCAGCGCACGGAGGACAGCTTTGCGCTGGCGCGGCAGGACATTGCATCGGTGCGCAGTGAGCTTGACCAGAAGATCAAGCTGGAAGCCGAGCGCCGTTGCTGCGGTGACAACTCCATCGTGACTTACGCAAATGCTACCTTCTACCCGAAGATGGTTGCGGACGTTACGGTCGGCACCGCCACGACTGCGCAGACGCTGTACAATCCGCTGCCCAAATGCGGCTGCGATTGCAACAGCTGAACGCGAGGGGGCGGCAATAGCCGCCCCTTTATCTTATGATGCGAGGTGTATCACATGGTCAGTATCGAGAAAGTACAGCGCGGCATTGCCGCTTACATGGAGCAGGAAATCATTGCCAGATTGCCGGAAGGTAGTCTTGGGAAAGCGGCCGCAAAGGGCGCAAAGTTCGTGTTTTTGGCACGGAGCAAGCAGGCCCTTGATACACTGGCACAAAACCCGGTTGCAAAAGCCTTTGGGCTTGCGGATACCGGGGAACTGGACGTGGATATGGCGTGCGATGCGGCGAAAGAAGCCATCGGGGACGGTGGTCTTACCGTTACTTTGCCTGTTCTTGGCAGCCTTACTTTTTACCCTGCTGATGTGGATACGCTGAAACGCATGATCGTGAGTGCATAAGGAGCCAACATGAACTATCTTGAAAAGCTGGAAGCGGAAAAGCGGAATTACATGGAGCTGCCTGTAAGTCTGGGCAGCATGGAGATGATCCGCGAGATTGAGAAAACAAAAGAATGCCTGTGCAATGATGCCGATGGGGAATTGACCAAAGAGGATGCCATGAGTTGGATGTACAACATGAAGAACGAGGACGGCAGCTATGGTGCGCACTGGGAAATTGAACAGACACGGCCATTCATGGCCCCGCGCGGTATTACCTGCGATGCGTGGGAGTGGGCAGCGGTCATGAACATGATGTACAGTGACTACTGCAAGGTAGCACGCAAGAACAGCGTGGACAGACCGGAGTTTTACGCAGACCTTGCGGCGGCGTTTTTGGAAGACAAGGACGCGCCGGAGGACAAGGCTGGGCGGTATTACCACAATATTGCGGCAGTGCAGGAATAAAAAATCAGCCCGCAGCTGACGAGGATTTCTCGACAGTTGCGGGCTTTGCTGTGTCAGGGGAGAATATCAAGCTCCCAGCCGGAGGGGAGTTCCAGAAGAAACAGGCCGGTGCGTTCCTGGGCGCGTACCCAGAAATCAGAACGGTTCAGTTCTTTTGCTGTGTCACGGCGTGATTTGCCCTCAAAGTAAATGGCAATCAGGACAGATTGCTGGTCGGAGTTGAGGGGGGTCATAGCTTCGTGCCGCTTGCAATAGGCTGCGTTCATCTCGGCGCGGGCGCGGCAGTACCGGGCATAGGCTTTATCATACCGTTCTGCCAGGCGGGCCACCGGGTCAGAGTGGGCGTTTCCTTTGGGCATACCATCGGCAGGGTGAGCCGACATGGCGGCGTTGGATTCATAGAATTTATCGCGGGCATCGATGAAGGCTTTCTGATAGGCGGCGTATTTTTCCATCCATTTTTGACGCTGGGTGTTGCCTGCTGGGGTAGAAGTCATTTTAGAAGCCTCCTTATGATTCTATAACATGCAATGCCGATACGGGTTACAACCAGCAGCGGCCAGAAAACAAGGGCAATAACGTTGTCTGCGCCGTCTACGGTGTCCATTCGGTCTGTGCGGTTGATGTACAGGACGGCGAGCAGGCCGCACAGGTCGTAAACACAGACGGCGGCGATAACAAGGATAATGGTCATGGGGTCACCTCCGGGGGGTCGGGGAGTGGCATCCAGTGGGTGACGTTTTTTGTTTCTCCCACATCGGAGCGCCATTTTTTACCATCGTAACAGCCAACGTAAGGACTGTACCCAATCATTGGGCTGAATTTTCCGAAAAACATAAGTGCAGTATAAGGCTTAGGCAGTCTGTCTTTAACGCTTATCCATTTGCCGCAAACGTCTTTATATGGTTTAACCTGATATACAGCAGCAAGAGCATCAAGAACCCGCGCGCCAACTGGCGTATTTGATTTAAAAGGCAAATGCTCGCTAATGCACCTCTGTCTGATTGCTTTTAACGCATCTCCGCGCAAAATCAAATCATTGTTGTCATATTCTCCATTTATCATTTTATCTTTTGCTTTTTGGATAGCTTCAGCAATCTTATCTCCATCAAGTACAATGCTTTTCATCTGTGTTCACCATCCTTGCGCCGCAGCTTGGGCAATACTTGTAATTATTTTCTTCCGGCGTACCATCATTTAGAATAAATCTATCCTTGCAAACAGAACAGCACCAGATAATAGAATCGCCGTAGTAATCGTCCTCGCTTTCCCATTTTGCCGTAGGTCGCAGTGATTCCGGGTCAACAGTTGGAACGGCTGCCTTTTTGACCGTGCGCACAGCTTGCAACGCGTCAAGCAGAACAACTTCCCTTTGTTCTTTCCGTGTAAGTGCCGAAGAAGGCAAGCATCCGATGCGGCACACTTCACGAATCGCGTTCAAAACATCACCGCGACGAATCAAATCGTTGTCGTCGCCGTAGCAGACTCGCACGATATTTTTTAGCGCATTTTCAAATTCGGAGTCATTCATCCCGGCGTCCCTCCATTCGTGCACCGCAGTTCGGGCAATACTTATAATCAAAATCAGCCACCTTTCCGCATTTTCGGCATATCCAGTTGACAGTATAGCTATTTCCATCAATCCCACCATGCTTCCACCTTGCCGTAGGTCGCAGGGATTCCGGGTCGATGGTTGGAATTGATTTCAGCCATTTAGCAAAATACCTTAACTTTACAATGTCTTTAGTGCACTGAATTGCGTAAGCAGATTCGCCTAATTCATCTGCTTTTCCATGCAACATCATAATGTCTAATTCTATATTCTTTAGAATTGGCACCACATCAATCAGCCGCATCGGCTCTTTCGGCTGACTTGCGCCGGGGATGGGGCAGTAGTTATTCATTGCCGGTTACCTCCGTCTGTCTTTTTGTTAAAGCAAAGCGTTATATATAAAGGCAAGCAAAATCCACCAGGTCCACATAAAGTTTCCAGTGATAGAAACCATAGCTACAATGAAAGCCAAAGTGGCAGAATAGATAATTGCGCTTTTCATTTTAATGAACTTCCCCTCCGTGTTTATGTTCCATTCTGATATCTTCTTTCTGTTGCTGCGTTGCTTCCCGGCCAGCGGATACGCCCATGGCGTAGAATACAACAAACATGGCGGCAAGCGCTGCACCGCCGATGATATTTGCTAGGATGGTCATTCTGATACCTCCTCTACATACGCCATGTTCTGGCGCAGATTGAGCGATTTTGGATTGAGAACGCAAGCCGGGGCGACAGCGCCGTTGAGACACGCACCAACACAGCCAAACCGACCACCAATATCCGCAGAGCGAACCATAGCCGCGCCGCATCCCGTGTCGGAATCCTCGTAACCGCAAAACCATGGCGTTGCAGTCCACACCCAACTGTCGTAGCGCCCGATGAACTCACGGTACTTTCTGTACTCGTCACAAGTCAGGATAAAAATAAAGTCCTGTACAGTGCCATAATTTCTGTCGCCGTTGTCTGCAACAAGGTCTACTTTATGTGCCAATAGACCTTTTCCATCAAAAACAGCGTTCGCCATATCAGATAAAATTCCCCGCACATTGCTGGTGCGGTAGTTGTTCCAGTTGCCCTTCAAGTCGGCAAATTTATCACTTGGGCAGAACTTTACATCTTTTGCCCAAGGTTCAGCCATAATAGCCAACACGCCGCCGTCAGGGTGATTCGGGTCAAGGCATACCCACTCGAATCCTTTGAACATGAAGTGTTCGCCGGGGCGCAGAGTTGTGATGTTAGTCATTGTCGGTCGCCTCTGCAAGCCAGTATTCGCGGCAGCATTTGTTGCAATTAGTTCTATTATTATGGCAGTACCCTTGAAAATTCGTTCCGAGAAAGTTCACACAGTAGAATAGTGGACATACTGAAATCACGTCATCACGAACGGCTACTTTTGGAAACATCTTCAGCAACTCGCTTTGACGTGTTTTGACGGGGTGCTCTTTCGCCCATTCCTCGACTAGCTCTACTACTTCTTCAGGCTCGACATTTGCGCTTGGACGGCACTTCTGGTCAAGTAGACAATCTTTACAATCAGTTTTGTCGCACATACGTTTAAATGCCTTATAAAATTCAACAGCGTCCATTAGTTGTCAACCTCCTCGTTCCAGTAGGCATAGCGGCATTCATCACAGCAGCCATTCGCTCCAAAATCCGCATACTTCCCGCACCACATTGGGCGTTTGTCTTTCTCAATCATGCAAGGCTGCAAACGAGTTAAATCCGCATTTGGAAACCGCTTCAAGAACTCACTCTGGCGGGTCTTGAGCGGATGGTCTTTTGCCCATTGCTCAACTTTTGAAATCGTTTCTTCAATGTTTTCAACTGAATAGTCGCCGAACCTAGCCATGCACATTCCTTTTTCCCAAATAGGACATTTCGCGCATCCACTTTGATTTTTGCATAACCTGTTTACCGACTTGACAAATTTAACAACGTCCATAGTCTCACTCCTTACCAATCTGCGTTGATAACAACATAGCTGTCGTACATTATGGCATCATTGACCAATGCGCTGATATAATCCCAGTGGTACACGTTGGCGTTTTCTGCGAACGATGCAAGGTCTTTCGCCTGTTCCAGAGTCAATGTCATATCTTTACCGTACCAGTCGTTATCCGGGGTTCTGTCTTCGTACGGCACATAGTAGCCGATTTTTTCTAGCCAATCTTTCCATGCGTAGCCGCCCGAATCTTCATGATCGATCATATCTCCTTTGATAGGTTTGCCGCAGTGTGGGCATTTGCCCACATCGTAGCGGCTGACTGTAATATCTAATCCCATTGCGATCACTCCTTATCCAGCCCGCGGGCTACATACTGCCCATAGGTCAGGCCCAGGGCGTCGGCTTCGCTGGTACATTGTTCGATCGGTTTTATTCTCTTGATTTCTTTTGGCACCACGATTTTCTTTGGCTTTTCAGCATTTTTAGCAATGCGCCTTTCCCTGCGCCGCTTTAAAACTTTCTCGCGGTTTTTGTGATATGCGGCACGAGCGGCAGCGTTGCTCTTGATTCTCCGGCAATCCTCACAGAATCGCGTCTGCCGGTTGACGTTTACCATAATGCTGCCGCAGCACTGGCATGGCTTTGTTACTGTTCGCTTCATGGCAAATCATCATCCTTTGTAACTTCTATTTCGGAACCGTCAGGGAGCTTTCTTGTGCGCTTAAACTCAGATGAATGAATGCACTGTGCCATGATGTCTTCTCGCTTGATATCCAGCGCCGCCAGCATTTCAAGGGTAGAAAATCCATCAACGTATGTTTCAATTTTCATTTGGTCATCGTCTATCGTATAAATAATCTGAAATTGTTTCATAGCGGTTCCTCCGTTTTAGGGGCATCAATGCCGATGCCCTGTAGTGTTACCTGTGCCCAAAGGTCTGCAAGCTGTTCATTGCGGTACTCATTGTATTTATCAGCAACGGGGCCGGTCATTGCATCCTGAATCCGTTTCAGGGTGCGGGGAGAAAGACCGACCTGATAGCACGCCAGCAGACACAGATAGGCAGCGCGGGTGGCAATGTCGTTGCGCTCCTTCATGACAGCTTCCTGCGCACGGCACTGGATGCCTTGAATTTTAGCTTCTGCATAGGCGTCTATGGCTTTTTGCATTGCCGGGGTGGGGTGAAGTCTGGCTTTCATGGGTTACACTTCCAATTCTTCAATAAAAATTTCGGTGCGGGGGTTTTCTTTGTCGTACATCACGCGACTGCCGTCCACACTGGCAATGATGGTGTTATTGTCGTCTGCAAGGATTTTGGCGGCGACAAGGGTGTCATGGGCAGCCTCCATTAAGTTTGTAAGGTCTACTTTGCGGCGTGTCGGCATATAGAACACCGTAGCGACGCGGTAGCGGCCCACCAGCGGGGCTTTTGGCTTCGGAGTGAGATACCACATAGCTTGCTGCTCGTAACGCTTATACTGCCTGCTTGGGGCGATGAACGGCTTGCCGGTGCGGTGGTTGGTAAGTATCTGCTGGGAGTTCTTTTTGGTAATAGGGGGCAGGGAGATAATGTATTTTTGGATCATGTAAAGTCCTCCACACTCATCTGTCCTGGCAGTACATCTTCTTCCATCCACCAGCGGAATACATCTTGCCCTGTACCGCCCATCATCCAATTTCCGTCCGACTTCCCGCGTGCTCTGCGCTCATCCAGCATCCTGTCAAAAGCTTGTATGTAGAGCTTCTTGTAAGCAGGCCAGCGTCGGAACTCCGCATACCGTTTCTTGTTCGCCATCGGGCAGCCTATACAGCCAACGCGGCTGAACCCACATTCATACAACGGATTGACAGGCACCTTTGCATCCTGCAAAAAGCTCCATACTTGATTGTCCGTCCAGTCCACAATGGGGTTTACTACACGCTTTGCGGCCACCTTGCACCCTTCAAAGATTTCGCTCGGCTCCTGCTCTTCACCTTTCAAAACGATTCTGTTTTCTTTGTTCCGGGTGTACGCTTCAAAAACGCCTCTGTCGCGCTTTCTTCGGCTGCTTTCCGCCCACCGCACGCCAGTTGTGATAAACCGCCCGTTTCCGCCTTGTTCTTTCAGCACGGCGCAGCAGTACCGCATGACTCGTGTCGGCGGCATCAGTTTTTTAGGGATTAGGTCCCACATGCTTGTGCGCTTGCCCTTATAAACGGGATAGTTGATGGTGCATTTCACGCCCAGATTTTCAAGTCTGGCAAATTCCTGCCGTACAAACCGCACTGTCTCCGGCGCGTCAGCCGTAGTGTGGTTATGCTGCACCTCGAACTGGATGCCCCCCCTAAGAGCCAGCTCCACGCACACGCTGCTGTCCTTACCGCCGCTGGTCGTTACCACAAGCGGCGTGCCGTAATACTTCAATGCCATGTCGCTTGCCGCTTTCAACCGCCCGATGGCGATCTTCTCCGGGTCGCCGCTTGTCGGCAGGGTCACAAATCCCCAATCTTCTTTGCTCACTGTGCTATCTCCTTTACTTTCGAGTAATACTTCTCGCTGTACCAGATATCCGGCAGGTTTGGATTTTGGGTGTATCCTGCTGTGCGCAGGGCGGCTTCGGCGTTCCAATGCGTGGAATACAGGCGCTTGGAGTGGGTGATGTCGCCGGTAGAGCGGGAATAGGTGATGATTTCATACTTTGGCATTCAGGTTCAGCGCCTCCTGCGGGTCAATGTCGCCACGCTGCATCTTTTGGAACAGCGGCGTGTCAAAATTCAGGCACGCATGGCAGGTGCGGGCGAACAGAACGTCAAAGGATTCGATTTTGCGCGGCAGAAATTCTTCGGCAGCCGTGCGCAGTTCGGCAACGGTGGGCGGGAATTTCAGTGTGGCGGCCAGATTTGCCGCGCCGCTCTTGGCCGCCTGCAAGGGGACATCTTTCAGTGCTGCGGCCCATGCTTTTGTCATTTCGTCCGGGTCTTTGCCGCGCATGAGGTTTGCCCAGTAGTTGGTGCAGGACAGCAGGAAGAGGGCAGTTTCCTGTTCAGTCATCAGCGGTCACTCCTTTCGCAAGCTGCTTTAATCGCTCCATCGCGGCTGCGGCGTCGGTCTGGCGTGGCGCGGTGCGGGCCGCTTTAGCACTGTCTCGCTTTGCCTTAAAAGCTTCCACAGTGTAGATTCCTTCCTGCTCACAGCGTGCCAGGATTTGGGATATGTAACTCCAACGCCGGGAGTTATGAACGGCGGCTTCTTCGATTGCCTGACAGATGATGGCGGCAGGAAATTTTTGTAGGGCCGCTTTGATTTCATCGGATACAGCGCGGGGGATGGAACCACAGTTCTGTTCATAGCACTGAATGCAGTCGGATAAATCCTGGTTATACAGGTCACACCCGGCGTCGCTGGCAGCAGTAGTAGCTATATATTCTTTACTTCTTACCTTCTTAGTATTAGAGGGTTGGTTGATGGTTGGTTGATGGTTGGTTGATGGTTGGTTGCTAACCTGGTTGGTCGCCTGATAATCAGCGTAATTATTTATCGTAAATACGGTAAAATTTCCTTTTCTTGACGTGGTTACTTCGCTGGTTGAAATTAGCTTGGAAATTGCAGTTCGGATTTGTTGGCGTGATAAACCGGTCTGCTTGCTGATTTCTGACGCTGTGGCGACAACTTGCCCGCGTTCTAGGGTGATTCCGCGATAAAACTTGTCCTCATAGCTGGCAATCAGCAGCAGGTGAATAAACACGTCCTTTGTGGGGCCGTCATCATACCAGCCCCATTCGAGCATTTTTCTGTACAGCTTGATGAAGCCCTCGTTAGCCATTTTTCAACACTCCAAGTAATATTCAGCGACGCGGCACAGTCTGCCGTAACGGTTGCGGCGTTGCACCATGCGGGATGCCACCGGGATGCCCCGGCGCTTTAGGTCTGTGATGCGGGAGGCAAGGCGGCTGCATCCGAAGTCCTCGAGCGCGTCCAGAGCGGTCAATGTGCCGCCGGATTCCAGCACGGCTAGAATCTGGTCGATTTGGGAGGGGATGCGTTCTTTCTTTTCTTTCTCGTCATTCATGGCAGCACCTCAGAACGGCAAATCGCCGTCATCCTCAATGAGGGCGTAGTCTGCATCAGGTTCGCCCTGTGTGCGCTGTGAGGCGGCTGCGGGGCGCTGTGCGGCGTTCTGCGGGGCGGGGCTGGTACTTTCCTTACTACCGCAGAAATTCACGTTCTGGGCCACGATTTCGACGGCTGTGCGGTTCTGGCCGTTCTTGTCCTGATACTGGCGGGTTTGCAAGCGCCCATCAATGGCAATGAGGGAGCCTTTGGGGAAGTATTTGCAGACAAACTCTGCGGTTTTGCCCCAGGCGGTGACATCGAGCCAATTTGTCTGGTTCTGGCCGCTGGCATCCTTATAGCCAGAATCGTTAGCAATGCGGAAAGAACAGACGGACTTACCGCTGTTCGTGGTTTTGAGTTCCGGGTCTTTGACCATTCTGCCGATAATAGCAACAACATTCAACATAGGTTAGTCCTCCAAATAGTTTTTGTAAAAGCGGCGGCGGAAGTCGTCATGGTTCCAATGGTAGTAGGCTTCGGCCAAAAGCTGTCCTTTTCTGTGGTAGTGGTATTGCAATAAGCCGCTGGCGTGGATAGCATTGTGGCAGTCGGGGCAGACATTAACCCAAAGGCCTAAAGCCTTGCTTGCGCTGCGGCGTGAGCCGCCAAAAATCTCATGCCGGGCGGTTTCACAGAATCGGCCACAGTTATAGCAGCGGAACGGTTCATGTGGGAACAGCGACGGCGCATAGCCGTTCTTGTCCAGCTTTACACCGAATTCATTGCGTGTCGGTCGGCGCATCGTCTGTCAGTCCTTTCAACTTGGAGATTTCCTCGGGGGTCATAGTGGGGATGCCCTGCTGCTGGCATTCCTGCACGATCAGTTCAATGAGGCGGTGCATCTGTGAGGGGTCGAACTGGGAAGAACCGTACCAGCATTGCAGGTTGTAGAAAGTCCCCTGCGGGGTGGTCATTTCATCGAGCTTGTGAACTTGCCAGCCCTCGCCCTTGCTCTCCCAACCGTTCTTGAATGCCTTTGCAGCATCGGCTCGGATGGTGACAAGGGCGGAACTGCCGCCGATGTCGCGTATCAAATCGCGGTAGATTTCCAGCACAGGGCGGTTAATTTTGGAGGCAAGCTGATTCATCAGTGCCCAGGCGTAAGCGTTTGCGGATAAGCTGCGCCGCTTGGTAGCAATACCAAAGCTGGAAATGATTTTCAGCGCTTTTTCCTTTGCGGTTGCAAAAATCGCGCGGAACATATTAGCGTCGTCCACAGAGGAAAACTCAATGACGTATTTTGTTTGGTCGATGGGGATAACGGATTTCAGAACTGCTTTCATTTCCATGCCTCTGCAATCTGCTGGCCCTGCTTCCAGTCCTCTGCCGTGAAGTCCTTAGAGGGTTTCCCGATGGTCTCTGCAATGAGTTTCCACGCATCATTTTCATCGGCGTTGTTCTTCTGGCAGTAGGCTTTGACAGCACGCTGGCACTCGGCGCGGGCGGCAAGGCGGGCGGCGGCGGGGGTTGGCTTTTCCTGCTGCGGTGCGGGAGGCTGCCCCGGCTCATCTTCATAACGTTCCTTAAATTCGTCGGCTTCGCTATCGGAATAGATGCCGTCAAACGCAAGTTTACAGATTTTCAAAACAACACGGTCAAACAAGCGTTTGTATGCCATTGCGTAAGGGTAAGCGTTCTTACAGTTCTGCGCGGATGCTTCGCCAACTTCGTAAAGCCCCTGCTGCTTGTTGGCGTAAGTGAACACAAGAGAGTTTCCATATCCAGATTTATCAACGGATACGCAATCCGGGTTGAACTTGTCTTTTTCTGGCATGTTATCGTTAATCTTCAAGCAGGCGTTGTGGCTAATAATCAAGCCGGTGTACATCATTTTGCCGGTTTTGGTCTCGTTCATTAAAATCCAGAAATCAGACTCTTTTAGGTACGGTCTATCATTGATGGCCTTTAATGCTTTGTCTCGGCTTGCAATGTATTTTGTGCTCTGGATAACAGGAACCTCTTGACGGGATTTAATAGAATACTCCGTCTTTTTTTCGTTAAACATTAGATTGCTTCTCCTTCCGGGTCGGGGGTGGTGAGGTGGATGCGGTAGCACTCCGGCGGGCAAATATGCTCAAGCGGAACGGCACGAACTACAGGCTTTTCAATGTATTCACCATCCACGAACGTAAAAATTGTCATGTTGCGGCGACTGCCGCTGGAAAAAAAGCGCAGCTTAAAAGCATCTTCCAGCGCTTCAATTTCCTCTTTTGTAAGGCTAGACAAAGTCGTTCCAAATCCTGTTATGCTGTAGATTCGTGGGCGATTAGCCACATACTTTACAATTTTTGCTACCGATAAAAGCTGCGAGTATAACTGTAGCGCAATATTCGCTTTTTCTAATTGTGTCATCTGTCATCCTCCATGCAGGCAGGTTCTTCCCAGGCGTCGTCCTGGGTGATGCAGTTCTCACATCCAAGAACCTCGTTTCCTTGCTTATAAATGATGGTGCATTCATCGCCGCAGACCGGGCAGCGGGGGCGGCGGGGTTCATCAGGCGGGAAGGGGTTATCTTGATGGCCCCAAAAGCTGGTCATTCGTCGGCCTCCTGATTTTCATCAGAAAAATGAAACTCCATCAAGGTGGCAATAGCGAGGTACTCTTTGGCGTATTTGCTGACGCCGTGGGTTTTCTTGACGATTTCGCGGAACTGCGCCAAATCACCATAAAAGCAACCGCACTGTACGCGGATAATTTTATTCTTGCAGCGGAAAAATGTGGTCGTGCGGAAATATCGGCCGAAGCCTGTAACGACGGCAAAGTCTGCATTGCCGGAGACCCGCGCATTGCCGGAGACCCACGCATTGCCGGAGACCTGCGCATCGCCGTAGACCCACGCATCGCCGTAGACCTGCGCATTGCCGTAGACCCACGCATTGCCGTAGACCCACGCATCGCCGGAGACCCGCGCATCGCCGGAGACCCGCGCATTGCCGGAGACCTGCGCATCGCCGTAGACCTGCGCATTGCCGTAGACCCACGCATTGCCGTAGACCCACGCATCGCCGGAGACCCGCGCATCGCCGGAGACCCGCGCATTGCCGGAGACCTGCGCATCGCCGTAGACCTGCGCATTGCCGTAGACCCACGCATTGCCGTAGACCCACGCATCGCCGTAGACCCGCGCATCGCCGGAGACCCGCGCATCGCCGGAGACCCACGCATCGCCGGAGTGGGAGAGGTTATCTTCCTTCTCAATAAATCCGCCGAGTTCTCCCTTCTCAACGTCGCCAAAAGCGACGAGCGCCTTAATACGGAACAGCTTCTTCCCGAAAACGTTCGTTACAAATTCGGCGGTGAGTTCAAATTTCTTCATGGCTAGATGCCTCCTTTGGATACAGTCCGCACAGCAGATTCAGCGCCAGCAGAGCGGCGAGAGTGGCGGGGATGTTGAGAGAACCGAGCGCAGCCAAGAGCAGCACTAAATCTGCTGTGATTGCCAGCTTGACGGCTGCGCGGGTAAGTTGTATAATAGTGGTGTTCATTGAAATATCTCCTTGAACTCGCCCGGTGCGTTGCAGCGCACTGGGCATTTTTTATGCGTTGATAACGGTTTTTGCAGCTTCGGCAATGGGGGCCAGTTCCTTGATTTGGTTGTACTTTTGCAAAAAAGCCTGCAGATCCTTTTTGCACTGAGCCAGCAGAGCGGCGTACTTGTCCTCTTGCTGAACGATTGCCTGCACGGATTCATAGGACGAGCCAGCGGCGCGGATGTTGAGAAAAGCGCGGGTGACTGGTTGTTCTTCTGCTACGACCGTAAGGCAGCTGATAATGTGCCGCGCTTGGGATTCGCGGTATTTTTCGGCGGCTTCTGTGTCGTTCCATTCAAATTCCCCATGCAGGGGAGCGTCCACCGGGCGGGATGCGTCCAGCAGGCGCTTTGCGGTAAGACCGCCGGAGCGTTCAAGCTGTTCACAGACCTGCCCGGCCTGTTGGGCGTCCGCTTTTATGTAGGACGCCGATTTCCATTGATAAGTCATTGGGATACCTCCTGTTTTGAAATTGGGCAAATACCTTGCCTGCCGTACCTTACCTGGCCGTGCCGCGCCTGACCGCACCATACCATGCCTGCCGTGCCCGACCGTGCCTCGCCAGGCCATACCCTACCTTGCCTTGCCTGCCTTACCCTGCCATGCCTGGCCTCACCAAGCCACACCTTACCTTGCCTGCCGTGCCTCACCAAACCCTGCCATGCCGGACCGTGCCGCGCCTAGCCTTGCCTGCCGTGTGATGCTTATTCAACGTGGAACATACCACTCTGGCCGCTCTTTTCTGGACGCCATTCACCGATGCCGCAGTTGTAGCCGCCCAAATCAATCAAGCTGATAATGTCTTTTAAAGAATAAGAACTTGCCTTGTTGTAGCTGATTTCCAAATCCATGTACCAGTTGTCAAACTGGCCGCGATAACGAATATCTGCGCTGCCGGGGATTCGCACCATATCTTCACGGATATGCGGCGGGGTGCTGTATTTCACTTCTGCAAGCTGTTCTTGGCCAACGCCAGTAATAAAAAATGCACCTTGCAGGGAAACTTTGTCCTTGCTCATACCGCAGCGATACGCACTGCTGATAGCGGCCTGCTTGATAGCCGTAACCGGGAAGCCGAACTTCGCACCATCCTGGATAGCTGCGTTAAAGGCTTCTTCGGTCATTTCGGTGGGGAGCGGTGTCATCCAGTACATGGACTGAATAAAATCGGCCACCGGCTCTTTAGGCTCTTTCTTTACTGTGCCTTTGCCCATCTGCTTATCAAGCATCTGTTTCTTGGCCTTTTTCGTCCAGCGGTGCATAATGAGCGGGGAGTCGCCAACGATGCGGATGGTGGTTTTAACGATTTCGGGGCGCTTGATCTCGATGATTTCTTTCTTCTGGATAGCCATAGTAAATATCTCCTTTTATGTGCGCCTGTTGCAGCAGGCGGTTGTTATGAAATCAGGCTTGCGATTTGTTCGCAGGTCATGTTGCGAATGCTGCCATAGTGCAGCCAGACCCAGCCGCGGGAGCGGCCCAGAATCTTTGCGACCTTTACAGGGCCAAAAAGCATCTCGCCGGGGTAAAGTTCGGCAGCGCGGGCACGGACGGTGACAAGGGTGTCACGGTAGAGGGGCTTTTCACGGGGCATGGGGAACCTCCTTTACTATCATTGAGTCTGGATGACCGTATTTAAGGTCATAGCGCCGCATTTGAACTTGATGGAGAGCGCCTGTCAGCTGGGCTTCATAAAGCTTGTCCTCTTGGCACTGCTTTTTGTACTCCTTATTCTCGGGCGAAATACAAAGCGATTCCATTGTGATCATATGCTTTTTGTGATGCTCGATTTTACGGTTGAGCCCATCTTCGGCGCAGGCTAAGAAATCGTCCTCAGAAAGTCCAATAAGGTTTATTACCTGCATTGGGGTTACTCCTTTCTTTCTCGGATAAGCGCATCAAGAGCCGCTTTTACACGGCGTTCCGCGTCTTTAGGTTTTCTAATTCCGCTCAATAATTTGCTCATGTATTCAGGGGAACAACCAAAAGACGCTGCCAACTCTCGAATCTCAAATCCATAGACATGCAGCTTACCAACGACTTCACCTGTCCATTTCGGTTTCAAGAAAAAGCCTCCTTTCTTTGTACAAGCACTTGAACTTTTACCGTTTGTATGCTATTATGGTGTTGCGAAATACTATAAAGTGCCAAACGGCCGAGCTTTCTATGTTGTACTTTAGCGTTTCTAAAGTTCTGCTCGTTGAACTTTACTAATACAGTATAGTACAAGTGACAGAACTTTTCAAGTGCTTTTGGTTCAACTGGCAGAACTTTGTCGTTTTGCACAAATAGGATGGTGACTATTTGTGTTTTATCCTAGATTTGTACAGTTGTGCGAACAAAAAGATGTAAAAAAGACACGCGCACTACTTGATGCAGGACTGCCAAAATCAGCGGCAAAATATTGGGAAGAGGCCTATAACAAAGGCATTGACAGCAAACCTACTACGCAAAACGCCGTTAAACTTGCTAATTACTTCGGCGTGACCGTTGACTACCTTTTAAACGCAGAAAAAGAAAACCCCACCGCGCAAGGCGATGGGGTGGATACGATTACTGAAAAAGAGGTAAGGATGCTCAAGTGGTTCCGTTCTCTACCTGAAGAAAAGCGTCGAGCAATTCTAATTTCTCAAGACGCTCCAAAAGACCTTCTCGATTAGTACGCAAAAGATACAGAAATTCTTTCTCTTCTTTTGTGAGTTCCATGATTCGTTCTCCTTTATATTATGTAGCCGCTGTTTATAAAAACAACTATATACTACTTACGGTTGTAATGCAAGTAGTAAATTGCACAAAAACGTGCGGGAACGTTTTACAATCCGGTTTTTGGGACGCTTCCGGCGGCCATGCTTTGGCGGCAGCTGCGGGCGAATGATAACAGACAATGTGGAAACCTCCCTTATAATGTAGTTGATATTTACAGTATAGGGGAGAGCCAAAGCGAAAAAGCGCGAAACGGCGCGGGGAATTGGCAGATTGAACAAAGGTGATGCAGAATGCCAAAACCATTGGTATACTGGCAACTGGATGTACAGGATGACTACGTGCATACAAGTCCGTCATGCCCTGATATTGTAAATGCAAAAAATGTTAGGTGCGGGACGGTTGAGGACGCACATAAAACGGGACACAATAGAGCCTGTCCACGTTGTGGTGTAGTCGAAAAGTCAAAAAAAGATATGGTTGAAAAATCAACCGCCCATATATGGGTTTTCTTGACCGTTATTATAATGGGAAATTTACTCTGGATAGTTGGCACTTCCAGCAATCAAGATAATTACAACAAAGGATATGATGCCGGTTATAAAGATGGGCAAAAAACTTTAGGCAACCCAGAAGATACGAGCAAGCCAGTTCCAACTATAAAACCGACGCCGATTGCTACTCCAATCGGCGCGAAAACTCACGGGAACTTTAAAGTAACAGCAACAGCCAATATGATTTATAATAATCACGTTGGCAACGATTGGTGCTATTATTTTGAAGCAGGAAACGAACAATTACCAGCAACGATAAATTGCAGCGTCGGGGATGAGGTATCACTGTATGCAGAAATAACAGAAGATGACAGTGTGCCGGACGTCGGAAGCTGGGACGGATATGTTACAATCGAAGATGGAGATTTTGAAAACGGATTTACAACATCTGTTGACGTTTATGTTTATGAAACAAGTGGAAGATATGCAGGGAATGAAGCAAAATTTGAAGTAACATGGGATTTTGAGCCACAATAAAAAAGCCCCTGCCGGTGGGACAAGCACCGACAAGGGAAAAGGGTTGTCGACATAAGCCGACAGCCCTATTATATATAACTGAAATGGGGTTGTCAACATGAGAAAAAATTCAGCCGATGGGCTGATACTGCGCAAGGATGGACGGTATCAGCGAAAAGAAATGATTGGGGAAAAGTGGAAAACTTTCTCCGGCAAGACTCCTGCGGATGTTTGGGGGAAAATCCGTGCGGCGCAGGACAAACAGGCAGAGCTTGAACGCCAACAGGAAGAAAGGCAGAACGCGGGTGAGTTGTTCGCGGTCATTGCCGACGAGTATCGGGCTATTGTGGAAAGCATGAAGGACGGAACGAAGCGCAGTTATTTACCGGCTGTAGCCAGGGCGAAAGAAGCGTTCGGCGAGTACAGAATGCGGGAAATTCAGCCCTACATGATCGCCGAGTTTCTGCGCGGACCGGAAATGGAAGGCCGCGCCGCTACGACAGTCAGCAATCAAAAAACTGTTATCAACAACATCTATCAGTATTGGATTGACAGCCCAAAGTGGCGCGGGGACTGGAACCCGGCGGTACAGACGAAGATACCGCGCGGGCTGCCGAAACAAAAGAGAAAGCCGCCCACAGAGGCAGAAGTGCAGATTGTGAAGGACAACTACCTAGACCCGGATGCACTGCTGCCGGTGGCCTATCTGTGCACCGGAGAGCGGCGCGGCGAAATGTGCGCTATACAGTTGAAAGATATAGATTTTGAGAAGAACACAATCCGCATTTATAAAACTGTGACCCACAAGGGCAACGAGCCGGAGATTCATGACTACACAAAAACTCCGGCGGGAGTGCGGGAAGTGCCGCTGCTGTCGATGCTGCGGGAGGCGCTGCAACCAGTGCGAAAGATGCCGAAAGACACATACATCGTCGGTCTGGATACAAAGCCGATAACGAGGAAAGGCTATGATGTGCTATGGGCACGGTTCTGGCGGAAGTACGGAATGGCCGAAGCCGTCCCGAAAACCAAGCAGGCCCACAGGCGCGGAAGAGTTGAAACGGTAAAATATAACGTGTGGAAGGTGCCCGTATGCGGCCATCAGTTCCGGCATGAGTATGTTTGTATGCTGGCGATGGGCGGCGTGCCGGAGGAAATAGCCATTCAGCTGGTAGGCCACGCCAATGCGAAGATGATTCATGATGTCTATTTATCGATTAAACCGAAGATGATAGAGGACGCAAGGCAAAAATTGGAGAGTGTCCTTTAAATCGGAATTGTGAAAGTTTTAAATTTTAGGCCTGGTGCGAAAAAGGTGCGTATGCACAAGATGCTTCGGTATATCGAGGAATGAAACGAGTTCGAGACTCGTATCCCGCTCCAAAATGAATATTGGCGATAAGCCGAGAAAAAGCAGCTAAACGACGTTGTTTAGCTGCTTTTTCTATGTTCTAAAACGTTCAAAAATGCTTGAAAATGAATATTTTTTCTGGTGCATTCATGGTGCGGACACGTTTTGCAATCCGTATTATGGGGATTTTGGTGCGAATTTGGTGCAAAAAAATACCAGCGAGAAGTCCCCGCTGGCGTAGAATGTTTTAACAAATATCGAAGTCAACAATTTGAATAGCGTCCTCAAATTCTTGGGATGCCTCGTCGAGGCTGTCAAGGTCGATGCCGTCGGCCTGGAAAGCGTAGACTGGGCGCAGCGTGCAGTCCGTGCCGGGCTTGACGCCGTAGCCGGTATCATATTTGAAATCTGCACATTCCCAGCTGTCCAGATATTCCTCACCGTTCCAGCCGTCGGCGGCGTAGTAGTGACCGTTAAGCAGATAGACGGGGATGCGTGATTCAAAGAAGAAGCCAGCGCTTTTAATGGGTTCAGTCATGGTTGAAACCTCCTATTTCTACTTATTCTTAGTGTAGCACATGGCGGGCCGATATTCAATCGTAGATTTCATTAAACCAGAGCGGGCCGAAGCGGTACGAGATGATATAGGAAGGATGCAGGCGTGCGCTGTCGGATGCGGAGACAAGGCGGGCGCTCAACATGGTAGCGCGGCAACCGGCGGCGAAGGATGCCGCCAGCGCGGCGGTGATGATGACGGCGGCAAATGCTTTCTTCATGGGTCAGTCCTCCTTATTTGCCCGGCGGATGATCTCGGCCAGGATTTTGTGACGGTTGGCAGGGGTGGCGGGTAGTACCCAATCGAAGTCAAGCACCATTCGCGGCTCGGTGGGGTGGCGCTTCTCGGTGGGGTTGTATCGTCCCCAGCATCCGGCGGCGTCGGTGGCGTAAACGTCAACAGCCCAGTAAGAGGGCAGAGGGGCGGGGGTATGTCCGGCCTTGTGCCAGATGTTCGGCAAGCTGTGCTTGCTGCCGTCGTTTGTGCAGGCGGTAAACTCCACGCCGATGCTCTCGCCGCGCGGTGTAGTGCCGTCCAGTTCGTACAGGGTGCGGGTGGCGGCGCGGTGGTCAATGCTTTTAATTCCGGTGATCATGTTTGTTAGCTCCTTTTCTGTTTTTGGGTTATGGGGCGGGGCTGCTTTATTCTGTCCAGCCCTGCGAGAGCATCAGAGGCGTACAAGCCCATAATAGAAGTGCCGCAGGCCGTCTGCGACGAAGGCCATATACAAGAGGTTGCCGGCCTCGTCTTGGCTATAGGGCTCCGTCATCACATAGCCACGTTGCCAGTCGCGGCGCAGGCCGCGGGGCAGCTTGCAGGTCGGGGCGCGGTTTAACATCTCGTTGTAAACCTCTGCCGTGATGGCCTGGCCCTTGCGCGGCCGCAGCGTTCCGTCTCGGTGCCAGTCCTGCCGGGTGTAGGTGTCGGCGGTCGGCCGGTCGGCGGCTAGATCGCAGTAATGCTCATACATGAGGCGGGCGTCCTCCGGGTCGTGGGTGTGGTAGCACTCAATTTCCCGACCATCGGGGTACATGGCCATAACTTCAATATAGCCACATTCGGCGGTAAGGTCTGCCGCGTCGATGATGATCTTGAGGCCTTGCCAGGTGGTTTCGGTGTGGTGTAGGGTTTTCATGGTGGTTGCTCCTTTCAGATGATGCCGCACTGTTCAGCGGCTAGAACGAACGCGGCGGCCTCGCGGTCGCTGGTAATGTGATCGCCTTGAAGCTCTTCCAGCCGGAACCGGGCGTGGCGGAAGGCTGCGCTGTTGGCGGTGAAGTACTCAAACCGGGCAACGGTGGCCGGGTAGCTGGGCAGCTCGTCCATGCCGTCATACAGGGCCACGTATGCGGCCTCATAGGCTGTTTGCAGGTGTTCCATGCTGTGGGCCTCCTTAATAGATAATAACTGTTTTGATGATGCGGATGCCTGCGGCGCGGTAGCTTGCAAGCATGGCGTCAAGGCCGCCCGCCTGCTGCACATCGACGGCGTTGTATTCCGACGCGCCGACCTGCCCCAGAATTCCGTTGTCGTGGATGATGGTTAGTTCTTTCATGGTGTGAATCTCCTTTTTAATTTTGTAGTGGGGTAGGGTCGCTTTGCTGTGCGGCCCTGCAAGGTGTCAGGCGTGGATGGTTTCGCGGTCGCGGGTTTGGTAGCTCTGGCCGCTGTACTTGTTATAAATGTCTTGGTAGCTGGCCTTACGGTTGCGGCGGCTGGTGTCGCCTTGCGGATGCCAATAGTATTTACAACGGTTCGCAGACCAGCGGAAGCCGAGCTTTTCGAGGGTGTGCAGCCACTTGTGGTTGGTGTCGGCCCAGATCCAGGAGCCGACCACGTCAAACTTCAGGCCCGGGCACTTGGCGAGCTCTTCGGCCATCTTGACGGCCTCTGCATCCTGCGCGGCCTTGGCGGCATCCTCTGCCGCTTTGTTCTGCTGGTACTGCTGGCGGCCTTGCTTGGCTTGCTCGCTGCAGAAGCGGGGGAGCGTTGGCTTCAGCTCGTCCCACTCGGCGTTGATCTCCTGCATGTCGGAGACGCTGCCGCCGTGATCGGGGTGGTGCTTGCTGGCAAGGTCTCTGTACATTGCTGTTCCTTCGGTGATGGTGCTGGGGCGGGGGTTGAACCATTTATAGGTCTTATAGGTGGTAGTCATTTTGTAGGCCTCCTGTTTGGTGTGTGGGGTTGTTTGCTTTCTATGTCTGTATTATACATGCTAGCATGAACAATGTCAACATGCTATCATGAAGATTGGAGAAATACACAATAATGCTAGCATGAATCTATGCAATTTGTACATGCTTGCATGATTCGGCGCTCTGTGCTATAATGTGGGTACTATACAAAAGGAGGTGCGCAAAATGTCGACCGATGCAAAACGGGCCGGAAATGCGCGATACTTGGCAAAGATGAAAACTATTACAGTAAGGATGCAGCCAGATACAGCGGAAACCATCCAGCAGGCAGCAGCGGCAGCAGGGGAAAGCGTGAACGGCTATATTCTGGCGGCGGTAGATGCGAGATTGCAACGAGAAAATCACGATAAACCGAAAAACGCTTGACAAAATCGCACTAAAGTAGTAAAATGTGTATAATGAGCAATCCCGCGAGGGAGCAAGCTCACTCGGCGGGAATTACTCATTATACAGTTTTAACGTGTCAACGCGAAAAATTAGGTTTCAGGCGTCCAGGCTTCGGCTTGGGCGCTTTTTTTGTTGCTTTTTTAAAGGAGGGCGGCAACATGGCAGAAAAAAAGGCGGCGCAGGCCGTCCAGCTTGGAGAAGTGACCCGCAAGGCAATTGAAGGAGTCGAAAAGGCCAGGCAAGCAGCAGAACGCGGAGAACTCGTAGACAAACGCGGGAACAGGATGAGCCCGGCCAGTATTGCGAACCTGCGGCCAGGTACAGCAATAAAGGATATGGAGCCAGAACGAAGGCGGGAAATTCAGCAGGCAGGGCAGAAGGCCAGCGTTGAAGCCCAGAAGAAGCGCCGAACCATTAAGGAAATATATAGCGACCTGCTACAGCAGCCGGACGGCGTGGAAGGCTTGGAAGATGAGGAACTAGCCAAAACTGTGCAAGAGATGGCGCGAGAGAGGGGAAAACCGGTCACGCTGTACGAATCAATCGCGATTGCGATGGCTGCAAAAGCGAAGGCGGGAGACGTAAAAGCAGCGGTGTTCGTGCGGGATTCGGCGGGGGATAAACCGGCGGATCAGATGGAAATTACAGCCGAAACGATGACAGACGCGGATAGAAAAATGTTGCAAAACATCCAGCAGCGAATGCAAAAGAACGATGCAACGTGAAATGGATGTTCGCTAAATAAGTATTTAGCGAAATAGGCAGGGCTTGAGGATGCAGGAAAGCCGGAAAGTGGAAAGCCGGGAGGGGCTGCTGGATGGCATCAAGGCAGGGCCGGGGGTATATTTTTTTTATAGGTAGGAATCCGGGCCGGAGGTCGGCAGGGTAGGGGGGGCGGGGGTACCCCCTATGAGGGGCGGGCCGGGTCGTGCGAAGAGCGCGGCCCAGTACGAATATGTCCGTTCCCCCAGCGCGTTCAAAAATAAAATTCACCCCTTCACGCCCTGCCATGGTACAAATTTTCATGTGAAATGGAAGAAAACGTGGGGTTATATCACAAACAGGAAACAATAGTACATATCCCCCCTATAAGGGAACTATTTCCGAAACAGCAAAGGTTCCCTAAAATAATAAAATTTTGAAATTTTGAGTTTCACGGTGCGGAGACAGTACCTCCTACTGCTTATGGGACTAGGGCCGTCCGCTTCAAGACCCAGCGGCCACAATACAAAGCGTTCTGCTACGGCAGGGCGCTTTTTTATTTGCAGAATAAACCCGCGAGGAGCGGGAACGGTTTGCTAAACCGATTGGCCGCCGGTGGCGGCTGGGGTTCGCGTCCTCTGTTCTGCGCCATACACAACATGGGAGCCGGTTCGTCTAATAGGAAGGACGCGCGATACAAGGGTTCGAGTCCCTTACGGGTTACCATGTTGTGCGTTTTATATGCTGCATAGCTGACCATTTGGGTGACGTTACCAAGATGGTATGAGCGCTGCGTTCCGAAAGCAACGGCGCGGCAAAGGTGCAAGACCTATGTGCAGTACCAGAGGTCGGGTAGCGCCCGAACGATGTGAGCGTGTATGGCATACCTCACCCAGAATAAAAATGTCTGCTGAAAACGATGCAAGTCGATAATCTAAGCGGGAAGCCTACCATGCTGGATTAACTCAACTGGTAGAGTATCTGTTTTGTAATCAGACGGTTCGGGGTTCAAGTCCTCGATTCAGCACCAACGCCGATGATGCTGGTAAATAGGCTAGTGCAAGCGCATTCCGTTCCCAGCTAGGCAACCCCCGCGAGCCTACTAACAGTGCGCAACCTGCGGGGTTTTATATGCCCTTGTAGCTCAATGGCAAGAGCCTTGGTGTGCCGGTTCAAGTCCGGCTGAGGGCAAAGGCTGGGTCGCGCCCACCGGTGAAAGCCCGGCGCAGGCAAAACGCGATAGATAACCTGAACGCTGTAAGCAAAGCGGCAAGCCGATCAGGAGCGCGGCGCGATGGCAGGTCGCAACGAGACTTCGAAAGCCTGAAAAAATCTGCCCGGCATCTGCTTGTGCGGACTCCGGTACTGCCGCAGTTACGCATCGCCGAAACCCATAACATCAAAGCAGAGACCGCGAATCCGCACGCGGGGATAAATGCAGCGGATGAAAAAAGCGTTGCGGATTTGCTCCCCGCAACGGGTGAGACCGGCATAGCAGAGACCGGTAGGGCGGGTATGGGGAATTTTGAGGTAGAGAAATGGATTGCAAGTTCGATTTTGAGATTTACGGAAAGCCGTTCTATCTGTTTCCGTCAATTTCGTTTATGCGTGACAACATGGTGTATGCAGTACATAACTTTGCAATCAATTTTGATTGGCTGGCTTTCCACGCAAGAATTTTGCTGATGGCGGGGTGATGCGGTGACACTGGAAGAAGCTAGAGAGCTAGAGCGGGAAGCGTGCCGCAAAGACCCCGTTTATTTTTGTGAGACGTACTGCCACATTGAGGACAAGGACGCGGACGAGCTGATACAGCCATTTACGCTGTGGGATGGGCAGAAAAAAGCCCTGACGGTGTTTGCGGGGAACCGGCTTGTGTGCGTGCTGAAAGCGCGGCAGCTGGGGTTTACCTGGCTGGCGCTGGTGGAAGTAGCACGGTTGGTGGCGCTGAACACCGGCCGTACTGCCATCGGTTTGAGCCGGTCGGAGGACGAGGCCAAAGAGCTTGTGCGCCGCCTGGCGGTGATTCTGCGGTATATGCCAGAGTTTATCCGAGAGGTGGACACGCCGGGCGGCAGTATCCCGGGGTGGACAGGGCCGGCGTTCTACAAAAGCACGATGCAGGTAGTTGTGATGTGGCCGGACGGCCCGGAGAGCGTGTTTAAGGCGTTTCCGTCAAGCCCTGCGGCAGGCCGTTCGTTTACTGCCGACTTGATCGTGATCGACGAATGGGCGTTCCAGCAGTACGCAGAGGAAATCTGGCAGGCGGCATACCCGGTTATCAACCGACCGTTCGGCGGGCGGGTCATTGGCTTGTCTACTATCAAGCTGGGAACGCTGTTTGAGGAAATCTACACGAACCCAGGCAACGGCTTTACCAAGCTGTTTTTGCCGTGGAGCACAGACCCGCGCCGCAGTGAGAAGTGGTACGCACAGACGGTCGCTGCATTGGGCGAGGATAAAACGATGCAGGAGTACCCTGCAACAGAGGAAGAAGCGCTCTCCGCACCCGGAGGGCGCTTTTTTAGTGAGCTTGATAAAGATACCCACTTGGTCGATGCACCGCCCACAGGGCCGCTTAGACGCTATGTGGCGATTGACTACGGCCTTGATATGTTGGCGGCTATTTGGATCGCCGTTGACCCGAACAACCATGCAACGGTGTACCGGGTGGACGGCGGGCCGAACAAGACGATAGGCGAGGCAGCAGACCTGATTTTGCGAGATTCCGAGGGCGAGGAAATTGATATGTACCTTGCGCCGCCTGATTTGTGGAACCGCAGCCAGGAGAGCGGCAAGAGCCGTGCGCAGTTGTTCAGCGAAGCGCATCTGCCGCTGGTGCAAAGTTCCCGCGATTTCCCTGCCGGGTGTGCGGCCATGAAACAATGGCTGCGCAAGGACGAGAAAACAGGGAAGGGGTATCTGACATTCTACAAGCCGGGCGAGTTGTGGACGTGCCTGACGAAGATACAGAAGGATGATAAAAGCCCTGATGTGTATGCGAAGAATCCGCACGGATTGACGCATTTCCCGGATGCGTTGCGCTATTTTTGCGTTTGGTGGACAAGCCCGGCGAAAAAGCCGGTGAATATCAAAAAGCGGCATTGGACGGCGGATATGTACGAGGATTATCGCAATGCCAATGCGGAAGAGCGAAAAATGCTGACGGAAAGGTGGGGACACCCTGCATGATCGAGTTTTGGTTGAACGCGCAGCCCTGTTATAGAATTTGCCGCTATTACGGCGGCAAGGTGCGAAACAGCATTTTGGTAATGGAGGGGATTTTTTGAGATGCCAGACCTGCGGCATAGAGTGCCGCACCGATTCCGAGCACGAAGTGCTGAAATTCATTTGCCGGAACAAGCAGTGCCCTGATTTTGGGCACGTGATGGGGGAGAAAGCCCCTGACGTTGCGGTGATGCGGGTGAATTACCCGGTGGGGACACAAGGGGAAGCGGGGAAATAGCGACACACTGCGGGAGTAGCCCCACAGGGGAAGGCAGGAGCGGGGCGTCGAGGACGCCGCCCCCTACAACTACGATAGAAGAAGCGCTTACCAGAGATGGTAGGCGCTTTTTTTATACAAATTTTTAGCCGGCGGGCGTTGTACGCGGAGGAACCTATGGACGAGTTTGAAAACGGCGTTACCGCTGGCGTAGCCGACCAGATCGAGAACACCCCGGAAGAAAACGTGGAAACTGTGGAAAACGTGGAAACTGATGTGGAAAGTACGGAAACTGCCCCCGCGCAGGAACCGGAAATTCCTAACAATGTATGGGCCATTGCCCGCCAGCGCAGCGAGCGAGAGGCACAACAGCGCGTAGACCGACAGTTTGCACAGCGATTTGCCGGGTACAAGAACCCCGAGACCGGCGCGGCTATCCATACGATGCAGGATTACTTTGACGCTATGGATGCCCAGAACCGCATTGCCCGGCAGAAAGCCATTGAACAGGCTACGGCCAACCAGACGGCAGAACAGCGTGCCGCCTTGCAGCGCATCATTGACAACGACCCAGAGAAAGCACAGCTGAAAGCCGAGATGGAGGAGCTGAAAGCGGCCCGGGTCAACGACGAGGCGCAGGCGGCGTTCAACGCTGATTTTGCCGAGCTGCAAAAGCTGGAACCGGGCCTGAAAAGTGTTGCTGACCTTGCCAACATGGAGAATTTTGGCGAGATCGTGAACCTGGTGCAGAACAAGGGCCTGGATATGGTGACAGCCTATAAGGCGGTCAACTATGGCAAGGCCGTACAGAGCGGCACAGCAGCAGGGCGACAAGCAGCTATCAACGCGGCACGCGGCAAAGGACATCTGGCGTCCCACGGCGGGGCCAATATGCCGGGCAAGGAAAAGACCATGAGCAGCGGGATGCTTGCGAAAGCACGTGAGTATTTCCCGGACAAGAGCGAAGAGGAGCTGCAGAAGCTCTACAACTCAATTTGATTTTTGTGTAAAGGAGACTGACTATGGCAGTTATTTTTAGTAAGGCAAGCGGCCTTGCCAATGATTTTTGGAATGAGTGGGCTGACCTGCTCACCATGAAAATGAAGGACACCGATAACGAGAAGAACAACGATGACGAGCTTGTGAAAGCGCTGTTCAATGTCAAGAAGTCCAAGCGTTTTGGCGAGAAGATCGCCGGTATGTCTACCTTCTCCAACTTTGATCTGGTCGATGAAGGCGCGTCCAGCCCGCTTGATGATTTCGGCGAGGTGGAGCCCAAACTTATCCAGCACAGTGAGTTCAAGAAGGCGTTCCGCATCACCAAGACGATGATCGAGGACAACCAGTTCGATATGGCCGCTGCCCGCGCCGCAGCCTATGTGCGTGCCTACAAGCGTAGCCGTGCTGTGTTTGCTTCCAGCGCACTGACCAGCGCCGCCGCGACCTTTACTTACGGCGCAAAGACAGGGCTGGATTCCACCACTGCGGACGGCAAAGCCCTGTTTGCCAAAGACCATACCGGCAATACCGGCGTTGCCGCACAGAGCAATGTGTTCACCAATGCGCTTGGCACCGATGACGCGATGCTGAACAAGCTGGCGAATGTCGGCTTCAACTTCATGAATGCCTCCGGCAACCACATGGGCTATGTGTTCGACACCATTATCCTGCCTGCTAACCGCCCCGATATGATCGTGCTGGCCAAGAAGATCGCCAACAGTGACCAGCAGGTCGGCAGCAACTTCAACGATGTGAACGTCAACAAGGGTATGTGGAAGCTGATCGTTGACCACCATTGGCAGGCAGCGGAGGAAAGCAACCCCTATATCATCATGAGCAGCCAGGCCAACAAAGACCTGCTGGGCAACGTGTTCTATGACCGTACCGCGATGGAGACCTTCCAGAATGTGGACACGCTGACGCAGGATTTGATCACTTCCTGCCGTGGCCGTTTCAGCGCCGGTTTCGGAGATTGGCGGCACGTTATTTTGGGCGGCGCTGCTGCTGGTAGCACGCTGACCTAAGGCGGTGCAGCATGGTTCCTAAAGGATTGAAAATCGGGGATACCTTTGAGGACGGCAAGCGGCTGTTTGTTGTGGAGGCCGTGAACAGGGACGGGACGTATTATTCCCGGGCGGTAGAGAACGACGAGGCTCACCCGGGCACTGACAGCTTGCCCCAAGGGGAAGTTACCCGGAAACGGCGAACCAAGAAGTAAGAAATAACCAAGAGACAAGCAGCAAAGTCAAAGCCGCCCCTCATCCGGCCTGCGGGCCACCTTCCCCCAAAGGGGGAAGGCTATGGATAGGGAGCGGCTTTTTTATCACATTTGCGGGGGCGTGACCCCACAGGAGTGACGATATGAAGAAAGACGATAAGCAGACAAAAGACCTTGAAAAATGGCAGGGCAAGCTATCCAGCGCGAAATCTGCGTACAGCGGCACGCTGGATAAGATGCGTAAGCGCGAGGCCATGTACTACGGCAGCCACGAGATACAGGGGGCCAAGAAGGACGCCACCAATGTGCGCAACATCATCTATGAGCTGATTGAGAGCCAGGTGGATTCGACCTACCCGCTGCCGAAGGTGACGGCCATCCACCGGGAGGACGAGGACAAGGCACGCAAGCTGGAAAGTCTTTTGCGCAACCAGGCACGCCGGATGCACTTTACCGAACTGAACGACCGCAGCGAGCGCACCGTGCCGGTGCAGGGGGCTGATTTTTTCCATGTAGAATGGAACCCGGCGGCGGGATACCATTGCACACTGGGCGACGTAGAAATTGAGCTGCGCCACCCGCGCCAAGTTATCCCCCAGCCGGGCGTGTACAAGCTGGACGACATGGATTATGTGTTTGTGCAGATATCCAAGAGCAAAGAAGCCCTGGAAGCGCGGTACGGCATTAAGTTGGACACCGACACCGAAGATGCGCCGGATGCCCGGGGCGGAGACGACGGCAGCACACACAGCGGCGTTGTGACCCAGAACATTGTCTACTACAAGCACGACAAGGGCACAGTGGGTATGTTTAGCTGGGTAGGCAGCCAAGTGTTGGAAGATTTCCCCGATTATTACGCACGAACGGCGGAGGTCTGCACAAAATGCGGACGCCGCCGGGTGGGAGATGTATGTGTCTGTGGGAATAAGAAGTTCAAGGAACAGCCCGTGCAGACGCTTACCCTGACCCAGGATGTGACGATGAGCAGCGGTGAGGTTTTGCCCGCCAAGGTACAGGGCGAGGATGTGCCCATCATAAACCCCGACGGCAGCGTACAGCTGGACAATGACACCGGGGAAGTTATCCTGATGCCCGGTGAGATGCAGGCCAACGAGATACCCGCCTACAAGCCGCACGGTTTCCCCCTGATTGAGCGGGTGAACATTGCGGCATCGGATATGTTTTTGGGCGTATCGGATGTGGACATTGTGGCCGACCAACAGCAAGCCATCAACAAATACGGCACGAAGATACAGGAAAAGCTTCTAAAAGGCGGCAGCTGGGTCATTCTTCCGGAGGGCGTGCAAGCAGAACTGAACGACAACGAGTTAAAAATCCTGCGCATAGAGAACCCGAGCCAGCGCAGCATGATCGATGTTATCAACGTGCAGCCCAACGTGCAGAACGACCAGAATATGCTGGAATATAACTATAACTGGGCAAAATCGACGCTGGGCATCACCGACGCGTTCCAGGGCAAGTACGACAGTTCTGCGACATCCGGCAGTGCAAAGCAGTTCAGCGCGAACCAGAGCGCGGGCCGTTTGCAGTCCAAACGGGAGATGAAGAACAACGCCTATGCCAAGCTGTACCGCAAGATGTTTGAATTTTTGCTGGCGTATGCGGATGAGCCGTATCCCATGACGGATACCGACGTGGACGGCGAACAGCAGTACGGGCACTTTGACCGCATGGAGTTTTTGAAGCGGGACGCTGCCGGGGAACTGTACTGGAACGATGAATTCATCATTGAGGTAGACCCGGCAAGCAACCTTGCCAGCAACCGTGAACGGCTGTGGGATATGGCAAAGGTGGATTTCCAGGCGGGCGCGTTTGGCCCCATCGGCAATTTGAACAGTGCCAGAACCTACTGGACATGGAACAAGAGCACCGGATACCCTTACGCGGCAACGGTGCTGGAAGATATCAACAAGCAGCTGGAAGCACAGCGGCAGATGGAACAGGGGGTGAATGCTGTTGACCTGGAAGGAAATCAAACTGGCGACCTTACAAAAAATGTTCAGTTCTGACGGAACGGATATTACGAACCCGGATGAGTCGAACAAAGAGTACATGAACGCCATGCCGCAGGCCGCCAACGAAGCCATTGAAATGCTGTGCACGGCGGGGCGATACCTGCGCAAAAGCTGCCGTTTTACCAAAGAGGCGGACGTGCCGCTGACCGTTGACCTGGAAAAGGCGGTGCCGAATTTCTGGCGCACCGGGGTCATGGAAATCTACAAGATGACCGACGGAACACCCACACCGGTGAGCGGCATTGTACTGTACGGCGGCAAGTATCTGGTATTCCCGGACAGCTATGCGGGAGAGTTTGAGTTTTTTTATGACGCAAAGCCCGAGATGCTGACGCTGACCACCGCCGACGACACGGTGATCGACCTGCCGGATGACGCGGTCGTACTGCTGCCGCTGTACATGGCAAGCCAGCTGTACAAGGACGATGACATTACGGTAGCGACCTACTACCGCAACGAATTTGAAACCGCTTTTGAACGGCTGCGCAACCCGCAGGCTGTGACGAAAGAGGAATTTACCAGCAATACAGGGTGGTGGTAAGGATGGCGACATTCAGTATTCCGACGCCCCTCAGCCGCTCCAAGCTGGTGATCGACAAGCTGCTGGGCATTGACTACACGAGCAACACGGCCAACGTGAGCACGAGCCAAAGCCCCAATGCGCAGAACATCATCCGTTCGGAGCCGGGAAAAGTCCGCAAACGAATGGGATATGAAAAGCTGTACACCTATCCTGCCCGCATCAACGGCTGCCATATCCTGAAAGACAAAACGCTGATCCATGCGGGCACGGCGCTGTACCTGAAACCTACGAGCGGCAGCAACATCGGGTCTGCCATTTATACCGGGATGGCCGATGCGCGGAGCAGCAGTTGGCAGATGGACGATAAGCTGTACATTGCAGACGGCAAATGCCTGTTGGTCTATGACGGCAGTACCATCAAGAAAGCAAGCGACAATGCCCGCATCCCGACGCTGACGATTGCAAAAGCACCGTCCGGCGGCGGCAAGCAGTATGACGCGTTGAACCTGCTGCAACCGAAGTTCAAGGAACTTTTTTCAGCAGACGGAACCAGCACCCAGTACCATTTGAGCTTTTCCGGGCTGGACAGCGCCAATGTGACGGTGCGCAAGTTGACGAGCAACGGCAGTTGGGAGACGATGACCAGCGGATACAGCTGCAATGCGTCAACGGGGGTGGTAACGTTCAACACTGCGCCGGGGAAAAGCCCTGTTACCGGCGAGGATAACATTGAGATCACCGCAAGCCGCACCGTGAAAGGCTATGCGGACAGAATCAACAAATGTAATATCGGCATTTTGTTCGGCGTGAATGGTGCGACCGACCGCCTGTTTTTAAGCGGCAATCCGGACTATCCAAACCAGGACTGGTACAGCGGGCAGTATGACTTGACATACTGGCCCGACACCGGGTACAGCAAGGTGGGCACAGAGAAAAGCGCCATCATGGGATATTCCATCATTGAAAACCGCATTGCGGCGCACAAGGACGAGCACGAGACAGACCGAAACGTGATTATCCGGCAGGGCAATTTGGTGGACAATGAGCCGGCTTTCCCTGTCACGAACACGATCCAGGGACCGGGCGCAATCGCCAAATACAGTTTTGCCTACTGCGCGAACGAGCCTATGTTTTTGACGAACTTAGGCATCTATGCCATCACACCCAGTGACATTGTGGGCGAGAGATTCAGCCAGAACCGCAGTTATTACATGAACGGCAAGCTGCTGGCCGAAGCAGGAAAGGGAGACGCCTACGCCTGTGTATACAAGGATATGTACTGGCTGTGCCTGAACGGCGTTGCCTATGTGCTGGACGGACAGCAGAATTTGGGCGCGAACAAGAATGAGCCGTATTCCACCCGGCAATACGCCTGTTTTTACGAGACGAATATCCCGGCGCGGGTCATGTGGGTGAACGAGACAAGGCTGTATTTTGGCTCTGCCGATGGGAAAATTTATCGTTTTTATAACGACACCGAAGCGCTGACAAGCTACAACGACGACGGCAAGGCCATCTGCGCCGCGTGGGAGACCCCAGATTTGATGGGAGCGCTGTTTTACAAGAACAAAAGTTTCCGCTATCTGGCGCTGCAAATGGCACCCAGTGTTGCCACGAGCGTGACAGTGTTTGCCATGAAGCGCGGCATCTGGAACCAGATATGGAAGGATGAACTTCACAGCCGGTATTTTACCTATTCCCAGTTGGTGTACCACCAGTTCACCTACTCCAACGACCAGACGGCGCGAACGCTGCACAACAAAATACGCATCAAGCGGGTGGACAAGGCACGGTTCCGATTTGTGAACGAGGAACTGAACCAGCCATTTGGCCTGATGCAGATTGCCACAGAATTTGTGGAAAACGGAAACTTTAAGGGGTGAGCAAATGGCATTCAGAGAAATATTACCCGCCGATTTGAGCGGCAAGGGCAACGTTGGCAAGCCGGACACACCGGGATTTAGCACGGCAGAGATGCAGCGGGTCATGGACGAAATCCCGCGAGAAGTCATTGTGCCGATTTTCAACCAGCTTGTGACGGCCCTGAACGAAATGGCGCTGGAAAACCGCACCCACAATGAGGGCGGCTGCCTGTATATCCGGCTGAACGGCGATAAAGTCATTGAGACGAGCAACGACGGCAAGACCTGGCAGGCTACCGGCAGCAGCGGCCATTTGATACTGGACGATGGCGGCGAGGAAATGCCGCAGCGCAGTCGTATGCAGTTTATGGGTGCGACCGTGACGGACAATGGCGGCGTGACACAGATAGCACTGCGCAAAGGTGATACCGGCGCACAAGGCCCACAAGGCCCGGTAGGCCCGCAGGGGCCAGCGGGTGCACAGGGCAATATTGGCCCCATGGGGCCGCAGGGCATTCAAGGCCCGCGCGGTGTGCAGGGGTTGACCGGCGCACAAGGGCCGACCGGCGCAACAGGCCCGACAGGCCCGCAGGGGCCGAAGGGTGAGAAGGGCGCAGACGGCACGAGCTTTGTTGTGCTGGGGCGCTACAACAGCCTGACGATGTTGGAAGGAGCACACCCCACCGGCAACAAGGGCGATGCTTACGCGGTGGGCAGTGAGACCGACAACGTTGTGTACCTTTGGGATGTGGATGCCAAGAAATGGAACCCAATCGGCAGTTTGCAAGGCCCGCAGGGGCCGCAGGGGCCGCAGGGGCCGCAAGGCGCTACCGGTGAGACAGGCCCCGTTGGCCCGCAGGGTGAAGTTGGCCCGGAAGGGCCGCAGGGCATCCAGGGAAAAAAGGGAGAAACCGGTGAACGAGGGCCGCAGGGCATCCAGGGCTTGACCGGTGAGCAAGGCCCGGCGGGTGCGACAGGCCCGCAGGGTGAGAAAGGCGACCCAGGTGTTATCCAGAACGTGAACGGCAAGACCGGGGAATCGGTATGGCTGAATGCGGAGGATGTGGGCGCAGAAGCGGCGCACAGTTATAAGACCGTAACGGTGGCGGCCAGCGCCTGGACGACCGGCGATTATAGCGTGACGTGGGACGATGGAACCGGCACGAGTTATACGCAGTGCGCTACTGTCACAGTTGCCGGTGTGACGGCAGACAGCCGGATTGCGGTATCCGACCGAACCCGGGTGACGGATGCGGTGCGAATGGTAGCGGCGCTGGAACCCGGCGCGGGAGTTGTTAGGTTTTATGCGAACGCAGCGCCGACGAGCGCGGCGGTGTTTGTGGTGGAGGTGAGCCAGTAATGGTAGATAACCCTTATAAATATCCCTATGTGCCGGTAGGCGGCATTATTGAGTGGGACGGAACCGGGCTGACCGGCGCGCCGGATTTGAGTACGCCGGAAAAAGTTGCTGCGGTGTACGGGTACGGAACTTGGGAAAGGTACGGCACTGACCGGGTGACGGTGGGCGCTGGTGGAGACTACACGGCTGGCAGTACCGGCGGCGAGAAAGAACACACGCTGACATATAATGAACTTCCAGAAAGAACAATTATAAATGACAGTGTGACTAAATCTGTTAATATCAATTTCAGTAGATGGGAGTATGGCACAAAGAATGCTGGGGATTTTGTCACGAGTACAATTCGAGACTTGGCTGAAGCCGGAGCAATTAGTGGCTTAAAACCATATGGGCAGCCTTATAATAATATGCCGCCATATATCGGAGCGTACAAATACCGCCGCATCGCGTGAAAGGAGACTAATAAAATGACGAAACTACGTTATTCATTCGGGGGGGGGGAGCTGCCGTAAGACAGCTTTGTGCAAGCTACACAGGTGCTGCTTA